TGCACTAATTGTGGTAGTTGTTCTTGATGCTATTAAAGCACTTCCTGTTCCTGTTGAAAATTCTAAAGTCCCATCATCATGCACTTGCCAAATATATCCGTTAACACCATCTCTTTTATAACAAAAAGCCATTAATGCAACAGAATCAAGATTCACCCACATTGAAATAGTAAATGGTTGAGTACCTGTAAATTCTATTCCAGAATTAGTACCAATGTTTAAATAATCATTAGAACCATCTAAATTGAAGGAATGGGTTGAACTAAATGCTACCCAATTCTTCCATCTGGTATTAAATGAGCCAGAACCCCCATGTTTATTCATTAGCCTATTATTAAGGCTTACACCTGTGCCAGATGACCAATCTCGCCATTGTGTATTTATACTATTACCAGATGCACTTTCTGAATCCAGAAAATCGCTGTGATTCGTGTTTAGTGATCCCCCACTATCATCATGGTCGAATTGTTCTTTTACTTTTGTATTTAATGAATTTGACATATTATCCTATCAGCTTGGGGGGAAATAAATCCCCCCTTGCTTATTTTAAAGGTACTATCAAGTAACCTTGCTTTGTATCTCTACTCCATAAGTATCTGCGATCTCAACACTACCACAGAACATAGAACCAACATAATCAGTTTTTAACCTTACAGCATCTCTCTCAACTTCTACATTTGGAAATTGACCTGCATAACCGAATCCGATAGCCATCTTGGAGAACATAGCTCCGATAGCGTTATTAGATGCGATTGCAATTTCAGAAGAGGTGTAAATATCACAACCTGCTATCTGACCAAGAAATCCAGAACGTAGCATATCATCCTGTGAACTTGGTGATCCACCAAATTGATTAGATGTTACTAAGTCATTGGATAGTCCATAAGTACCATATACCTGTCTAGGGTTTAATACTAATGAGTATGGTGCAGGTGCATTACTGACCTGTAGTGATGCTAATGCTAAGAAAATATCATCAATGCTGATACCATTTGTGGTATCGTTAGCTGTATTGCTGAAATTATCAAAATTTGCAACAATCAATGAATCCACTTTAGCAGAAACAGCATTACCTAGTAATTGACTTATTACTTGGCTAGGCTCATCAGATGAACTATAAAGAACTTCATCATGGATTGGTACTCTTACAGAATACATATCCATAGTTGCTGTCTTTTTTTCTGATGTTAATGCTGTAGCTGAAATAGCTGTTGAATCATGCTCAGAATGTGCCCCTATATCTGCACTTGTTAATTGGTTACTTCCCAAGTTGTAAACAGGGAATGTGATTGTGTCTGCTTTTTCTCTAGCCTCTACTGTTACCAATGGTAAACATACATTAGCTTTAGAAAAATGCACTTTAGAGTCTGCGATTATTTCTTGGAGTGAACCTTGAAAATGCCCAGAACCTGTATCTCCTACTGCCATTTTTATTTCTTCCTAAATATTCTATCCCATTTTCGTTGATCAATATGAGTAAAAGATGACCTTATAGTATTAGGTGTTTTGTCTTTACCAACTGCCAAACTAAATCCATCCTCAAATGGAACATCAATACCATCTAATTGGTATTTCATTTCTCCATCTAAGGTATTATTAGTAGTAACTCTTCCATCTGTGGGATCAAACCCATCGAAGTTAGTAGCTCTCCTATGATTAGTTCTTTCGGAAGACATTCATTAACCTTTTATAAGTATCCATATTTATTTTACCTGTATTGAAATCCATTGCTAAATCTTCTTTAGATTTATAACCTTCTGTATTAGCAGGTGCAGAATTATCAACTAAAGGGATATTTGTTGTTTTAACTTTATCCACGTGAGCCTCCAATTTATCTAATGGTAGCTCACCATATATCGCTCTTTCATCTTCTGGTAACTTCTCTAATAAAGCGTTCTTTCTACCAACTTGGTAATCATCCCAAGCTGTAGCTTTGCTTTCTGCTTTCTCTAACTTCTGATTCATATCAGAAATTATTTTATCATACTCGCCTTTGCTTTCAAGTTCTTTTAGTTTTGCATCTTCTTCTTTCTTAGCAATTTGCTCTTTCAGAGAATGTAACTCAGTTTTATATGTGTTTTTTTCGTCTACTAATCCCTTAAAGCGACTATAAGGTACAGCATCGGGAGTCTTTTCTTCATTGGACTCTACAATGGGTTCTTCTTTTACATCTTGAACTAGATTGTTTTCTGTTTCCATTTTAACCTCTTGATTGAGTTGTTATTAAAAATCTATTTACCTATTTTAAAGTTGATAGGCTTTGCAGTTTCTTTGTCTGCATTAATTTTTATTTCTACACCTGTCATATCTTGAACTAAAGATATTGCTTCTTTTGGTATTGGATTTCTTTTTGTAGATACTGCTCTACCCATATCTGCATTCCATTGTATCTTTTGAGCATCTACACCATTCCAACCTATTGTTACACTTGTTTCAGTTGGTTTTCCTCTAACTTGTAGATTTTTCATCATATCACCAGATAATGTTAGATTGACTTTATTACCCTCACTACCTCTTCTTAATTTTGGTTTTCTTTGTGCATATCCCCTACTATATGATTTAAACTTTTTACCTTTAACATCTAAACTATCATTTTGTGTTCTATCTCTAATTAGATCACATATTTCATTACCTACTTTTTTCCAAAACCTTGTGGTAAACTTTGGTATATTAGCTAACTTACCCAACCTTGATACCTTCTACAGTTACAGGATTAAATCTTTTCTTTTCACTTATTAAATTTTTTGCTTTATCTGGTTTAATTAGTTTTTTAGACCTAGAAGTCTCACTTGCCCATTTATGTCTGCAATTAAATCCACCTGCATTACTAAATGTATTAGGAAATTTAGATTCTATCTCACTTCTTGTTAATGCACCTGCACTAGCCATTAATAAGCATATATCTCTGGTTTTTTGATCTATAACACCTAAGTAAACATATTTATCATCTGGATTATCAAACTCAGCCATTTCTACTGTTACATTACGCTCAAACTGATTCAAGGCAGTATTAGCTAGGGTTTCTGCTTGATCTGCCCTTAAAACGCCTCCTGCACCCCTTAAAATACCATCTGCTATCTCTTTCTCAGTAGCACCTGCAATAATACCCCTTGCTACTTCTTTTTTAATAAGCTCCCCCATTACTCCTGCTTGTTTAGCAAATGAGTTTCTATCTATACGCTGTAAGGCTGTTAATGACTCTGCTGTTACTGCACCTGTCATTTCCATAGCACCTAATACACTTTCATACTCTAGCATTAACTTATCTATATCAGCATTTAGTTTTAGTTTGTTAAGAATAATATCCTCCATATCCAACCCTTGAAGTACAAGTAATATCTCATTCTTACTGAGTCCTTGCTTTTGTAGATCAAATATCTGCCCTACAAGCTCTTTCTGGACTCGTTCTACTGCTTTAGCGTATTGTAATGATGCTGTTTCTTTAGCCACGCTGTAATGCCTCTAGTAATGGATTAGTAGGTGCTTGAGGTTGTTCTTCTTCTAATGTACCCATCTTATCAGCTAATTCTTCATCAGTAATATCTGGATTGAAGTATCTAACAAGTTCCTCTCTGGTCATTAGATTATTTTCTAACATAAACTCTAATTTGTTACGCTCATTTGCCCACTCTTGTGGTACAGAACTTTCTTCAAAGTCTACAGCGTATGATTCACTAAATGATCTGTTTGTATGTACTTCTAATAGCTTTCTATCTACAGCGTATCTTTCTTGTTCAAACTCAGCTATGATTGGTATATCAGCCTCCCTTGCCTCTTCATTCTCAAGATTCATTATCTTTAATGCTATTCCAGATGGAGGTGTAGTACCTTGTGAAAAGTTTATAGCTAGGTTATGATTCTGTGCTGTAATAGTAAGTAGTTCTTTAATACCTGCTATCATGCCATTTATATCAGTATTAGGTGTGATGTACTGAAAGCTACTATCACTAGGTAAAGCAATAAGTCTATCAATACCAAAAGGAATGTCTGGTATTTCTTGATCTATGCCAGATATAACAGGTGAACCTGTTTGATAACGAATAGCTAACATAACTTGAGTGAATCCAATACAAGCCTGTAAAGCCACCCTTGCAACATCACTAGCATCGTAAGGGAACACTATTCTGGATATGGGATTTACTTTATAGATGTTTACCATATCTGGATTACCATCTACTGCTTTTATTCTACCATCAGATGTAAAGATAAAATGTAATCCCTGTTCTTCTCTATCTTCACTCCAAAATACATACTGCTTATTACCATTAGCATCGTTATCAATCTCATAGCTATATCCAAATGGCACAGATTCCCCTTCATAAAAGTATTCTTTTACATTAGATAGTATATCATACTCTATACGCTGTTTAACTTGATTCCACCTAGACCTCATGTGTATCATGCCTAAAGTCCACGCTAATTCTGATGCTATCCTGCATTGAGTATCTAAGTGATAAGTATAATCAAGATAATCCTGTGCAGATTCCCCACCTACTAATCTATAGGGTGCTTTCTTATAATGTAACATTCTAGCTCTGGCAAACTTTGGTAATATTCGTAAAGTAGTAACAGGGATTGATCTAAGAGACTCACTAGGAAAGTATTGCTCTATATGTGCATCCATATTTCTGTTATAGTATAGATCAAGTGATACTTGCTTTTCAGCATATTCATTAGCAAGTAAATCCATTTCTGATTTACGAACTGAATCCATTACAGCCATGCGACCTAGATTGGGGATAGTTAATTTATCGTGAAATTCCATTTATAAACCTTTACGATGTGGCATAATTGTTAGCCTCTTTATGATGTTGTATAAACTCCCCTATCTCTGCTTTTTTTCTTAAGTCTATGTGCTTACCATAATAATGTAAAAAGATAAAAGTAATAATGATTCCTACTACTATACCCAACAAAAACTCTACCATTCTTTACTAACAACCTTCCTAGTGCGTAAAGGAAAGTAGTAATTACATAAATAGCCTAAAGCATCACTAAGATGTGTCTGTTTAGGATCACGCTTATCTATATCTCCAAGCCTCCAAACATTCTGCTCTAAGTCCATAACTAAGTTTGGACATCCTTCTACACTAAAATTACCTTCTCTTATTAGCTTATTTACAATAGCTACTCTATCTCTTAC